GACAGTTTCAGCAAAACCTTGAAACTCAAATAGTTGTTAGGGTCATTTGTTATAATGTAACATGCTACAGATCTCCACTATCGGGTCCCGTCTCGTTGTACTAATCCTATCTTAGGTAGTAACAGTGAGGGGATACCTCGGTTTTAGTGTCTTGCGCATACCATCTATAACAAGTAATGACTTGTCCTAAGAACGATATTCGAATTCCTCCACGCTTCCTCCCAGGATATGAGAAAACGACCACTAGTCTTTGTTACCTTTTCAACACGGTGACAAAGATTGGTCAAGGCACGACGAAGGTTATAAATATATTTATCATTATATTCATCGCAATGAGCAAAACTTATTGCCATTACAGGAGAATCCATAACTTGTTTTTCTTGGATCTCCTCCTTCGTCGTCCAATTCGACCTAGCATCAACGGCCTTCAAGGCTTCATTAAATTCCAAATTTCTAAAATTTGAAAGTTGATGAAGACCTTTACTGGACGTTGCCGCGAGCCACGATCGTACCTTAGGGTCCGATGGTGAATCGAGGCAATATCTTGCAATCGCAAGTTGATGCTTGGTAGGTTTTCTCTTCTCACAAAATTCAATCAAACTATCAGGTGGTTTCGGGAATCCGATTCCTCCAGAAGTTCGGGGAAGGCATATCGCAGATTTCGGTGACATTGCAACTGCTCTCTTTAAAAGAGACCAGTTACAATTCCACAGATATCTCCATGCCTCCTCCTTCTTCGGACAGGAGTCAAGAAACTCTTGCCACATGGTAGTTCGATTGAAACAGAGCTGATCATCCTCTTGAATCACATTCATTTGCTCGCTCGTTGCGGTTCCTCCTTTTATGGAACCACGGCACATACCCATTTGAATGTGTTTCACAGGAGTTGGATAAAAGTACTCTTGTGTCTGACCCTTCTGGTTGATGTTTCGTTTTTCGAAACACCACATTTCGGAGTTCAATGTTAAGAACTTGTCATGACAGTACGTTTTTCCAACTGATGGTATGAGACCCGCAAAAGCAGTCACGCTTTTCCAAATCTCATACCCTCTACGATCAGCCCGGAACGCGAGATCATCACCGTTAACAAGTATCGGCAGGTCATCTAACTGATAACGTCTACCATCTGCAATCTCGCACGCATAGCGTGTCAAAGCGAGGTTGTAGATGTTTAAGATTGGAAAACTAATAGGAGAACCCATTAGTTGACCTTTCTTTTGCTCGTAGACCGAATCATTTAGATGAATCTGGTGACCTGTTAACGCTCGACATAGCAACATCTCTACTTCTATTGACCAACCTAATGTTGAACAGATTTCAGAAAGAATAACCTCTGAAGATTCTGAATCAAAATGGTCGGTAGCAGCCTGATAATCGGCTGAGATGAACCTTTTCCCATCAGCTATGTCGCACTTAGATGCGAAGTGACGAAGGACTTCGGGTGTTATCGGCTGTCCCACTAGGCAACTATAGGTTTTAGCTGCCAGAGGACGCCATAGGTCTTTTTGGAACCATGCTGCAGCAGAATAAACATCGCTATCACCACAAGTGATAACGCGAACCTTAAATGGTTCAGTCAAACCAATAGGTTGACAGTTCATTTCTGCGAATAAAGCACGATTCCAAAGAGACTCAAGATAAAACTCGACGTCGTCATCGTGAAGTGGGCTCCTCAACTCTGCAATTCCTCTTGGCGTATACATCATATACGTAAGATAATTGTAAGGTTGGAATCCCCATCCTCCACTTCTTCTATTCACTTCTCCTAGGATACCTCCGTCTTTTCGACTTGCTGCAAAGCCAGCTTTAATCGATGGAAGTTTCCAGGGCATCTTAGTTGTTGATCTCATTTTCCGTTGTTTACCATAGACCTCTCGGACCGTTCGTCTGAGCTCGTCATCGACATCGTCTTTACTAACGACGAGCGTATCAATGAGTATCTCTTCAGGACCATTAGGTTTTGATGACAGTCTGTCCACGGCAGATTGTACCTCTAGCTGGATAAACCAGTCTGGGGCAGGCATACTACCGGCTTTTCCTTGTAAAAGCGAAAAGGCGAAAGATACTGTGAGTCGGGATGGTTTCCGACTTCTGATACGAGTTCTCCAGTACGCGTCATCTTGACGTGTAATTCCGTACTTGGGGATCCATGGTAAATAATTTGTGAGTAATCCTGGTAATGATGGTAACTCCTCTTGTTTCAATACCAACGAAACAAGACGTGCGCTTATCCATTTAAGATACTTTTCAAGTAGACCTAATGATTCCAATTTGGACCAGAAGAAATAATCTTCTTCATCCAAATGGAAAGTAGCGTCGTATTGATCGTATATAAATGAATAAACTTCCGCCATTCTACTCAATTGTAGAAAAGGTGAGTTATCAAAATAAGGAAGCAAGGGTCGGTTTTGTCCACTTCTCTTCTTATCATCAGACTTGGTCGTCTGAGTGGTATATAAAAAGGAAGGAAAGTCTTGGGGCACAGCCAACTTTTCAGCTGCTGGACTCTCGGTGTCATCATTGAGAGTCGCACTAATCACAGTCTTATTATTACATTTGATAGACA